CCAACGCCAGAAGTAAGATCAATTCCAGAACCGCTTCTTTGAGTATACGAGCTAAACGCTGAACTATAGGCAACTTTCCCGTAGGCAGTAGCAGTAGTTCCACAATTAACAGAGAAACCGCCCACTCCACCCGATGAAGCTCCACCAGAAGAATTACCAGTATTAGCAAGAACAAATCTTCTGTTATTTCTTAGAAACGAAACTGGATTTTGTTGCGGTCTAAATATAGGCATCGCCTACTCCTAACTTACTTGGCAAACGCGAGCCGTGCCAGCCGTGGCAAATACAGCAGAGTGAGTAAGGCTTGTCTGGTGATTCGGCACTTCGTAGTAATCGCCCGCAGATAGTCGCACTTGATAGGCAATAGTGGTGCAAGTTGCCCCAGCACAAATATGAAGGTTGCCAGCTCCCTCGTTAAAAATTGTAAGCACTTCCCTTGTCGCATTGTAATTAGCCAGCACGGTAGAGGCGGTGGTGCTGGTAAAGTTAGATGTGGTTACTGCTGTGCCTTGGACGGCGAAGGTGTTAGCGGTGACTGCTCCGATCTGGTTTGTGCCAGCGGAAAGAGATGCTGTGACTGATCCTATTTGTTCCAGTCCAGAGGCAAGTGATGCCACAACAGGAATTTGCTCACCTAAAAGCAAGTCATATAAAGTAAAATATCCACCACCAACATTATTTAGATTCGCCGTCACCGTGCCAGAGATGGCGGGGAGGGAGCCGACCGTTACAACAGATTGTGGCGATTGGGCGACTCTAATAAAAGCATTTCCATCATAGCCAACAACACTACCGCCACCAGAATCAGCCGAAGCATCTATTAGCAACTTGCCAGTTGAAGATATCGAAAGAGGTCTTACCACATAAGATGAAGCAACATCTGTTGGGTTATATGCACCAGCAATCGTAGTGAATTTTACATCAGCCTTGGTAACGGTACTGCTATTTACAATGGTAAGTGCGCCAGAATCATTCGCCGTCACCGTGCCAGCAATCGTCTGTGTGCCTGTCGGGTTGGCCGTGACTGTCCCTGCAATCGTGACTGTGTTGCCGATGGTGACGGAGGAACCGACAGATGGCTTAACGGAAACATAAGCGTAGCCGTCATAGCCAAGAACGGAAGATCCTGCGACCGTAGCATTAACAAGAAGTTGACCGACTGAATCACAAACCACTAAAGTATCTTGACCACTTTCGGAGCCACTAATTTGTTCGGCATAAAGCCTGACAGGAACCGTCACCCCGCTGGCAATTCCGCCCACATTCGCCGTCACCGTGCCAGCAATCGTCTGTGTGCCAGTTGGGTTAGCGGTGACTGTTCCAGCGATTGTCTGGGTGCTGGGAAAATTGGCCACCGTCACTGTCCCGGTAATTGCCGCCCCGACAGTTACTGTCACATTTTCTAACGCACTTAGGCTGTTAGAATCTAACGCCACGGTCACGGTGTTGGCGACGGTAACGGTCGATGAAAGCGCCCCAGAAATAACGGGTGCGGATAGTGTAACGACGGTGGGAGTTTCGGTGATCTGTAGATAAATATCGCTCATGGTATTGTAATCCTTGGGGATAGTGTCACCACGCCTTCCAGTAGGCGGGTGGCGATCCCAGCGCTAGTGACTTGCACTAGGTCATACTTCGCCCCGCTGGTAGGCACGAGCAAGCTGGCGGCCGAGGTTACGGTAAGGCGCACTTGCCCGCCGGCCGCCGACACTACGCTGGTCGCAATCTGCGTTACCACCGTACCCCCTGGCATCTGGCGGATCTGAGCGGTGAATGTCCGGCTTGTCAGATCAATCGCTCCCTGAGTGGCGGTCGTGAGGAACAGATCCCGCGTCCAGTCCGTCCCCTGCTCGATCGTGATGTCGTAGGTGGCGGCCATTAGCTTAGACGTCAGGCTCGCGTACTACTTCGCTGGGCACGTTGATGGTAAAAGTGTCGGAACTAAAGGTGCCACGGGTAGTCGTCCACTGAATCTCGCCCAGGAGCGTTTGGGCTGCGTTAGATCCAGCGAGTAGATTGGTGGCCTGTGCTGTGAGCAGATCGTCATCTGAGGCGGTGACGGTGATCGCGTAGTAGACGTCGCCAGATACTGTGACGGTGCTGACGGTGGCGGCCGACCAGAAGTGGTAGGGCGATGTGTTGTTCGAGGAGCGAACGGCCAGCTTAATGTCTGTGGCCTGTGGGTCGATGCCGGCCGTGCCGTCGTGAAACAGGATCGCAAAATTGATGGTATCGCTGGGCCGGAGCTGGATGGTGCCGTGACGATTCGTCACCTCACGGGTGCCAAGATTTACCTGTAGATCTGTTAGGTACCAGTATGAGTTATCTAGCCAAGTATACATATTACTTGATTCGCCCGATGTCACCGTGGCTCCTGCAGTGAGGGTGGTTTCCGCAGTAGAATACATTTTTTGCAAAAGAAACTGATTTGTTTTGTAATCCGTTCCAATAATAAAACCGCCCGTGCAGGTGGCGATTTCTACGATGGCGGTGTGATTGCCTGTGCTGACAACTGTGGTGGCTGGAATGGTGACCGCAAAGGCGCCGCCATTAATAGAAGGAGGATGATGAGCGTCATAGATCTCATTATTTTTAGAATCCAACAAGCGCACACGGTAAAAGCTCTCTACTTCGCCTGGGTCGACCTTTTGAACAGCATCGGTACATAAAATAATGCCAGGCATAGTAGGAAAGCCGGCGACCTGTAAAAAAGGAGCAGAGACAACTATGGAACGATCGGCCGCCTGCGATAAGCCTATTTGAAACGCATTTTGCACTGAAACTACAGCCGCGTTAATGCCCGAGGCGGTGTAATAAGATGAAAGATTGGCCTCATTTAAATAAAAGGGCGAATAAACGATAGTGGTTACGGTGGCGACTGGAGCAGTAGCGCCGAAAATCCCGACACTAATTAAAAAGCGACGTTTTGTGGCAATAGCAAGAGTCCCAGAGTACGGGATAGTGACGGCGGAAGTAATGTGTAGTGGAATAACAAACCCGGTCGCCCCTTGCTTTAATCTATAAACATCCTGCGAAAACGTGACAACAGAGTTATCAGATGAATATTGTAACAGATCTTTCGTTACTGTTACGACTACGGTGTGAGGGTCGGTATTGGAATTTGTCCAGTACAGCGAGGCGTAGGACTTTTGCGGATCAGGGGCGGTATTTTGAAGATTGCTTGGCGCAAACCTAGTCCCTGTGTTGCTGTTCATGCCTACATACACTTGGCCTACCGATACTGCTGTGACGGATGCAAGCGGCATAAAATTACTCGATCACCACTTTAATTAGATCTGCTCCACCGAAAGGGCGCATGGCGTAGCCTACCCACCCGCGTGCATCGCCTTGGGTATCGGCCACGTCGAAGTTTGCCAGGCGCCCGCGTAGGATGAAATTGCGTGAGCTGGGCTTGCCAGTAGTGGCGCTGGCCCAGATGCCGTAGCTGAAGTAGTTGGCGTTCATTTGCGTGGAGGTAGTGGCCAGCACTTCCACGCCCAGGGTGTGCGTTATTGCCTCGCTTGTGACTAAGAGTGGCTGCGATAGAATCGGGTAGCTGTTATAAGTTATATCGCTGATGTTATCGGTTTGTGTGGCGGGAGCCGTGGTCGTTGTAACTGTGCCTACGTCCACTAAGCAGTACCACTGTGCAGTGGCGTTGGCCGCCTTGCTTTGCACATGTAAATTGAATTGCAGCGTAGCCTTTGTCCCCGCGCGAAACATTTTATCATTGAACGGAATCTCGAAAAGGGTGGCCTCGTACGCCTTGGGGTAGTAGGTGCGGCCAGAGCTGTAGTTGTCGACCTGGTAGACAAGGCCGCGTGCTGTTTCTGCACCGATGTAGGCCGTGCCAGATGGCAGTCTGGCGCCAGGGATAAGGCCGATCCGGGGCACAAGGATGTTCAGCCCGGAGGTGTAGGCACGCACGATGTCGACGGTGGTGGCGGTAGGCAGCGCAGTACTGGGCGCTGTGCCAACGGTGACGGATAGCGCCTCTAGGAATTGCGGAGGTTGAACGGATGGAACGGAGGAAATCTGTAGGATGTTGTTTGCGGTCGCCCAAGTGCCTAGGCCGTTTGTAAAGAGAACGGATTGCCGATCGGCCACAAGGATCTCGTAAGGCAGCGTGACGCTAGAACTGCCGCTAATGCCCGTGGCTGGTAGAATGTCCTCTACCACGTCCAAGCGATTAGAAAGTGAATTCAGCAGATCCTGTAGAGAGACAACCTGGGCGACTGTGTGGGTGTGCGCTTGGAACACGCTAGTCGGGCCAGCGCTAGAGATCATTACGGCCCAGCCTTGTGTGGGCGTAGAGCCGCCACCGTTTTCTACGATAATGCTTTGGCTTGTTGATGTCTGCACACCATAATGGACTGAGTTAGCTAACAAGTTTCCGCCAGAATAATTCTCACGCACAGTAACGTGGATCGCTTCCGTTCCAAGATTGTGGGCGATAGTCCATGGGCCGGTGCCCGTGACGACTGCGGTAAAGCTCTGAATGCCGGTGATGACCTGGTCTGTAGTAAAAGGGATATAGTTGACCGGCTGCGGTGGGTTAAGCCAGTTGATCCGCTGGGCGGCGGCCAATCCAGTCCACGCACCGTCGGCCTGCACGGTCATGTTCTGTTGGAACACGGTCACGTACTGAACGTTAGGCGTAGCTACTGATCCGTAGTTAATTCCTACTTCGCAAGTCAGCGGGTGCGTTACTTCAAAGTCTCCACGCAAGGCGGCCAGCATCCCCTGGGTGTTCAAATCTAGATCGAAAGTAATATCGCCTTGGGGAGAGATGGGCACGGCAACGGTCAGAAGCGGATGTGACCCTCCTTTTAACGTGCCAGAAAATTCAATATCAGCGGAGTAGTTGACTGGGTTAGTGACTAAAAACTTTTCCCCAGCGCCGACGGTGGTTACTCCATTGGTCAGTGCATCCAGAATTTCCTCTATCCCGTCCTCTTTGTTTAGCAATCTGGTGCGAGCTGTGCCCCGGTAGATTTGGTAACCTGAATCAAAAGTAGGCGGGATGTATAACCGCTGAACCTCGTTGACTGAGACGCCGGTATCTTCATCGCTATAGCCAGTGACTACGCGGGTAATAGTCGGAGCAGGCGGAACGATTAGGCCGAATGCACTGGTATAGGCTAGGGGCGACTGCATCGGCCGCAGCTCTTGGTAGAAAGTATTGTTTGCGGAATAGCTCGTCACCCGGACAAAGCTCTCTGGCGTGAGGTTGTTATCGACGATGGTGATGCCGCTAGTCGTCGTCCAGTTGGCCGTTCTGCCGACGATGTAGGATCCTTGATCCTCACTAACAGTCCAGCCAGTAGCGGCCGAGATACTGTTTAAGACGGCGGCCACGCTGGCGGCCGTGGATCCCAGCGTGATAGCGCTGGATGTGACCGCATTGACCCGCACTTTGAACGTCCCGGCCGTAGGCGCCACATCCACCGGGCCATAGCTTAAACGGGCAGAGTAGATCGAAGGCGCGGTGACGGTGGTGGTATTGTTGGCCGTTTCGGTCAACCGCACTGCCAGGGTAAAGGTATCTCCCTGCACGACCGTGGGCAGGGTAATCGAACCAGGCTCAATCGTGTAGCTGGCCGTTTTATTAGAGATGTTACCGTAAAGGAGTGTGGCCATGGTTACTTGGCGGGTGGCGTGTCAATCCCTGTCTCCTGTTGGATAAGGCCATTAAAGAATGCAGGATCGAACTGCACGCTGGCGGCTATGGGGAACCAAGGGCCGGGTTCGGTAAGCAGCAAAAGGCCCAGCTTCCGCAGCCTGCGATTTTCCTCTAATATCTTTTTGCGGCGTTCGGCTGTCTTGTCCAGACTCATACGGCGTAAAACTTTCCCTTTAGGTTGCGTTGCTGGTAAAAATCAAGCGCGGCTTGTGAAAAGAAATTATTTTCGGCAAGTATGTAATTGATGATCGGCTGGGCGACGCCGCCTGCCAATGGCACGATAAGGCTCAACGGCTTAAATTCCTGACGCCTCTCAATCTGTTTTGTGGCGTGCACCAGATTGTGATGGCAACGGTACTGAATGAAGGGCTGCCAACCGGCTAGGTTTGTCGGATCTTCTAAGGGCAGTAGGGGCGACAAGAGATACACTGTGCTTAAGTGTAGTTGGTCTGAAATGTCGTCAATAAACCGCATATAAAAAAGATCCTCAAAGGTTGTTTTGGGATCTTCCAGTCGTGGTTCAAATTTCTCCACCGCTATGAGGTTAGGCTCTAGATCCGATGGGGTAGAAAAGCCTGGGTTCACATTTACTAAGGTGCTTTCCAACCCTACGGCAGCAAATGTGATGTTGTTGGTTAGGCCGACTCTTGGCTGGTTTAAGACTATCTCTCCTGCCCGCAGCAATCGCTTTGTTTCCGCTGGCTTTAAAAACAGATCTCTTTCCGCGTCGGCAACTCCAAGGCGCTTAAAGAATTCTGGCACCTTTTCAAAATTGCCCAAGATCTTGCCTGTGTTTGGATTTGCCGTGATGGACAGTGGATTCGCGTCTGTGCCTATCTTACGAAAACTTAAAGTTATGGACGCCTGCTCATCCAAATAAACCTCTACCCGATCTTTTTTTTGGGGAGTTAGTTTTTTGTTTTTGAGTTTGTCCTGGCGGATTCGTTCTACGGCCGCAGGGGGTGCGTCCATGTATTTCATTCCTACCTTTGCGGGGAATCCGTTGACTAGGCCGGGAGCTATGGTTGCCCTCCAATAAGATTTATTTTCTGGGTCGGTGTAGTATTGGGCCGTGATCTGCCACGGGTGCGAGACAGCCCCTGCTCCAGTGTAATCAAATTTTATTGGCAGATACTGCTCCACCTTTTGCAGTAGTTTTTGCCATAGCTGGGATGTGTACTTCACGCAGGCCAGTAGATCACGCGGTACGATCCGTTATGCAGGAATGCCCTTGCTTGCAGATTGTGAGTTACGAACTGCACCAGTTTATCTGCACGCAGGTAGGCCAATGGGATCGTGCCGCTGATTGTTTTGTCTTTGGCGGCATAATCAGCGCTACCAGGACGCGGTATTTCAGATGGTTTTCTTGTTACAATCTCGCTGGATTTTAGCCTGTAAAGATCGTCAAATGTAACCAGTGCACATACTAAGATGGGTCGTTCTTCTGGAAGTTTTGCTGGTGGTGCCGGAATGCCGTCTGGGTCGACGATGTCTTGCAGTTGGCCTGTGCTGGGCTTGATCTGCGGCAGCTTGCCGTTGATATAGCCCTCGGTAACGCTGAATAACTTTTTTCCGCTAAATCTAACCAGTAGAGGAGTCACGATTGACGGCGGCCGATCCACCATAGAAACGAGCGTGCCGTTCGGAGTTGAGTTTATTAGGACGCGATCGTCTACGGAAACGAGGCGCTGGCTATCGATCCAGGCAACCAGCTTTTTGAACTTAGGCAGGATCTTGTCGCCTGCTTCTGCCTTCAGCTCGTTGGGGATCATGTGGCCCCTGGCACAGACCCCGTTTCATACATTCCATCAGCCACACCCTTAGAATCCAGCAGAACGTACTCGTGCACCACTTGCCATGCTTCGCCCTGCCGGCTGACGGCCGGAGCCTGCATCATCCAGCGCCGTGGGATTTCTTTTCCATCCTTATCCTTTTCGCCCTTTGGAATGGGGATGCCTGCTGGCAATCTAGTTACTACCCGGCCTGCAGTATCCCAGATGTTAGGATTCACATTTTTTGTGAAGTAAGTGTGGCGCAAGGTTAGCGTTACTTCTTTGTAGCGGGTAACTCCAAACATAGGATTCGGAACAGCGTTACGAGATCCTAGCCCTCCACCTGAAGCTGGCGTGTAAGTAGGCGGCCATTTGGCATATCCGTCTGCGGTAAAGTACCCGCCAAAATCTACAGAAAGTTTATCAATGCGGGGGTGTAGCTCGATCGGCTTGCTTTCATAGGAGCAGAACATTTCAAACGTGCCCTTGACGCCAGACTGCAGCCAAACGACTCCGCCTGTATCGCTTGTTGAGCCTTCCGTCATCGCCTCGTAGGTGACCGACTGCTCGTAGGCTGTGTCGTTTATTCTGGTATAGCTAATGTTAGTTGCCTGATAGCCATCTATTCTTGGCGCAGTTTGAAGCTGTGCGAAATCTGTGACAAAATACTTTTTATTGATGGTGGTTTTGCCAGTAGATTGGAAGCTGCCGCCACCTCCCAGCATCTCAATGCCGGTGTTTTTGACAGATCCGCCGCCACCACCACTATAGTTGCTGCCCCTAGCCATTAGCTAAATACCCCGGCGTTTGCGATTAGCTTGTCTAGTTTGTCTAGTACGCCTTGTAGGCTGGGTGGGTTTTCTAGTCTCACAGGTTGCGTGCGTTGTGCCTCCGTGCTGGATGGGATGTCACGTAGCTGTTGCTGCAACTCAGACGCAGACTGTAGCTGGCCAACAATAGATTCCGTTTGTGCCCTAGCGAGCTGTGCGGATTGATCCCCGAATCCCCTTTGGCTTAAAACGTTTTCCTTTGCAGATTGTAATTCTAGCGCTTGTTGTTGCGCGGCAGTTACATCCTCAATCGTTCCAGACGTGCGTGCCCTATCCGCCGCCTCTCTGGCCCTATCCTCAAGTAACCGCATCTCTGCCTCTGGGCCAGCTCTCCTTGCCTCCAGTTCTTGAAGCGTGGGAATCAGCTCTGCCCGCTTCTGTAGCAGATCCCGCTTTTCTTTCTCGGCCTGCTTAAAGTCGGCTAGGTCTTGTTTGCGCCTGTCCTCCTCGCTGTCTGCCAGCATTTGATACGCCTTGTCGATCGCAGCAAGCTCGGCATCGATTTGTTTTACTTTTTGCTTAACGGCATTTACATCTTCCCGATCCAGCTCGGCTTGGTCTGTTACGGTTTTCTCTTGTCCTGCTCGCGCCTTCCTTTCGTTGGCTATGTCGCGTTCTGTTTTCTTAATTTTTTCCGACATTTTATCTAGGGCGCTCATATCCCCCATAAGAAACTCAAGAGGATTTTCTTTAATAGCTGCAGCAAGATCTAATACGTTCGCAAGCAATATAGAACTCATATTCCCAACCGCCTGCTGAAACTGCCTAACTTTTACATTTGCAGCATCCAGATTGGAGACCATCGCGTCGGACATCACGCCAGTGGCGCCACCCAATCTTTCAAATTCCTCGGTCGTCATTCTAAGGATTGGCAGGAATCTCTGATAATCTCTGGCCAGCAAATCATTAACCACTTTCAATTCTTCGCTCGCCAACGCACCGCTACTGACAGCCTCCCGCAGCTTATTGAATAACTGCTCTGGGGAAAGGCTGACGAGCTGCTGTCCAGTGACGCCTATCTTTTCAAACGTTTTAGCAAGGTTTGTGTTCCCGCTTGCAGCGTCTTGAGCTGCCTTGCCTAATTTTCCCAGCTTGCTTCCAATCTCCTCAATCGAAAGATTTGCAGTGACGCCTACATTTGCGAGGCGCTGAATGCTTTCCGCGCTTACATTAAACGCATCAGATACGTCCTGCAGTTGACCGGCCTTTGCCAGAATGTTGTCGATCCCGGCCACCAACCCAGCAAGCCCCCCGCCGATCCCGACGACTCCAAGCATTGATTTCCCGAATGATGTAAAATCTTTTTCTAGGCCACGCAGGCCAGTCATGGCCGAGGCTTTGTTCAGCACCACATCGATCGCTAGTTTTGCCATGGTAGTATTAGAATCCGACGGCTTTCAGATCAGCCTGATAAGCGTAATCCAACGCCCGCCGCATCTTTTCTGCTTGTATGTCAATAGCCTGCTGGGCTTGCTGATCGCTTAGGCAATTACTCACCCAAGGCACATGATTGATCATGTTAATTTTGCCGGTTAAAAAGTTTTCGGATTGATCCACCACAGTCCCAGCGGCCCGATTGCCAGCATGTCTTTTGACCCAAGCGGGCACGGCCTGCTGCTGAACTCCCGCCACGTTTGTTTCCATCCTGCCCCTCGTTCCGCCTAACTGCATGGCACAGGCGGCCCATCCGCCTTTTGCTATCCCCACCCTTTTCTGCACTTCTTTGACGTAGGATTTTAATTTTGCCCTCTGATCTGTGATCAATAACGGCTCCTGCCTTTTCTCGATTCTCGGTCTTTTAGGAATCGGCTTGCGAGCTGACTTGTGGAAAATCCCGCCCATCTCGCCAACTTGTGCCTGCATAAGTCCTGGCACCCGGAGTCGAATCAATAGATTTTTAGCCAGGTCAAAATCGCCTTTCTTAATCATAGCAACAAAAGCACGCCCTGCTCCTATCCCCTGCTTTTCTATTTCCTGATAAACATCAGATGGCGTCCGAATTACCTTTCTAATGTCCCGTGCCACTGCCCCTTCACCCTGTGCTTTAGCGCTGTCTTGCTGGCCTCCGACTGCTTTCGATCCTCCGAATGGCTGAGTCTGAAATGCTAGGTTCACAGCCATCAGCCTTGCCTGTGCTCTGAGCACCTGTGCTGGCGTCTTTGTTTTATAAAAACGCAGCAAGGCTTGCTGAAGCTCGCGATCATCTATGGTAATTTTCTCGATCACTTCCCTGCCCTCCTGGCACGGACGGCCTCGATCGCCAGCAGCTCGCCCTCGGAAAGCAGATCCACGCTACTACCGTTCTGCATGGCAAACGCTACGTGGTACCAGTACGCCTGCCCGATCGGCATGTTCCACACCTTTGCCTCATCCCACCCGGTCGCCCCGCACACGCCCGACACAATGGCCAGCGACCAGGGTAAGCCCGTGGCCTCCCGGCCGGTGCCCCTCTTTTTCTCTGGCTGCCATAACTGTGGCAACGCATTAAAGTCATCTAGATAAGCGCGGAACTTGGCCGTCTCGATCAGGAACTCGCACCGCCAGCTCCTCATCCAATCCAGCCACAGCCGGCGATCAGAGAGATTCGGCAACAGTGGAAACGGCGTTCGGCAAATGTTCACCGCTAGGCGCAGATCTCTGGCCGATGGGAAAGAGCCTCCGATAAAGTAGGGCGATTGAGCCACCTCCAGATTAAACATGTGCCACAAGGAAAGCGGCAGGAGTGGCAAGCCCAGGACGCGGTGATCCTGACGATTTAAGAATGATTCGGCAAAGTGGCGATTCATCGCCGTCTTACCGACTACGAGGCAAGCGAGCTGTTTGGATTATAGACGCCAGTGACGCTAACCTTGACCACATCGCCGACGGTCTTTGTGTAGGACTCGCCCGTCTTGACGTAACTATTGCCATCGATCGTAAAGGTAGCCGGAACAGAAGCGCCAGAGCTGATGCCCTCAATCGAAACATTGTAGCGAGGGTTGTAGTAAGTCGTAACCGTGGGAGCGGTGTTGACCGTGCCGGGATCGATGACGATCTCCGTCTGCTCGCCCGTGATGCTCATAGAAATAAATTCCTCAATTCCGGTGATGCTCGTTACCCCTGTAAATCCTTTGTATGGCATATTGTTATTTCCTTAGGCGATCGTGCTGAACGTAACCGCTGTGGTTGTGAGTCTTGCAAAATCTGTGTTAGATAGGCGGAGTTCTTGACGGAAAGCCGTGGCGCCCGATACGCCTGGATGAACAAAAGAATTAGGCAGCGTTTCCGTTACAGTTTCAACCCTCTTGTATTTTTTGAAGTGTTTCACCACGGTGCCGTCTGTTCCCGTGATGTAGACGTACTCGTCTGTGTTGCTGATGTTCTGGGAAATTCCAGCCGTCACTCCGTATGTCATCGCCATATTGTTTTTTCCTTACGTGTCAACTAGGCGTGACAAAGGCGGTAAATTTAACCGAATCCTCCATCACCTTGTCGTTGCTGCCAGTGCTTTCTTCGCCTAGGTATCCACCCATAAGAGTGGCGCCGGCTATTGTCGTTACGGCCGTTAGCTTCGTGTTCAGCCAATCAAAGTTTGTCCTGTGAGCCGTCACGGTGCTGGCTACTTCCAGCGGCGTCATAATTGAACAGGTAAAAGTCACCTTCCGAGTTGTTGCCAGTGAGCCTTCTACAACTGGCACGCTAGACTCTGCGTGAACTATGCAGGCTGGGAGCTGTAACTCCGCAATCCTGTGCCCGGCCTGAACGTATAGCCCGGCGGGCTTACTGGCTGTGGATAGGTAGGCGGCTAGGCCGTCCTCAGACGCAAGGCGTAAGCTCATCGCACATCCTCTGGATCTGCCAGGATGAGAGTCGTCACCCCCTGATCAGATTGTACGCCAGTAAGTCTTTTAGGTGATCCGCCCACCGTCACGATCGTCATTAGCGCGGGCATGCTGACGGCGGCCGTCAGGCATACGAACTCCGCATTCTGTGGATTTACGAATCCGCCCATGCCCAGCTCTGCGGTTTGTTCGCTGGGCGTGTAGACGCCACGGACGGCGAGGCCGGAGACGGTGGCAGTCGTCGGCATAGCCGCAATCATATCGGCCACCCCTTGCGTCATCAGGGTTTGAATTTCGGTCACGTCGTTGGCCCCTATGTCAAAACTTTAACCCAGCAGTTCTCTTGAAAATCAACATAGTTAAACGCCTCGGCCACAGCCCGATCTACCCCAGGCCAACCGCACATGTAATCGTGCCCAGCAATCACCCCGCCTTTCTTTACTTTGGGCAACCAAGCGGAGATGTCTGCCTTTACGTTTTCGTAGTCGTGTGCGGCATCGATAAAAACTGCGTCTAGCGATTGATCGGGAAAGAAGTTGGCGCCCTTGAGGCTGGTCATCCGCAACGGAACGAGCTGGCGAGAGACTGGCTTTACGTTTGCCAGAAACTCGTCGTAAAGCGTGCCGTTCTTGATGCACTCCTCGCCTGCGTGTTCCTCGCTACCCAGCCAAGTATCGACAGCGTAGATCTCGATCCGTGGCGATTTGTTCCAAGCCTCGACTAGCAGAAACGCAGTAGACTTCCCCTTCCAGCTTCCCACCTCAACGATCCTTCCGTCTGTCGGGCAATCGGCCACTAGGCGCCGGTAAAGATCGGGAAAGCTGAACCAATCCTCCCCGCCAATGTTTAGGTGTTGTAGTTTTTCCACTTTGTTTCCTTGGCCGTAGCCACGCGGGTGGCGTGTTGATGTTCTTTGTGAAAGTCTGGCCCTGGACAAAACGTGCCGCCCTCTGCGCCTATGTTCTGGATCCGGCTGACGTGCGGGAATAGTTCACCCATCCCAGTCCGTTCACGCACCCGTTGAACCGATCCGTCCCAGAAATTACAATCCCAAGAGGGAAAAAGATATCTCTCAAATCGATTGCGCCAAGTTGCCCAGCCCCATGGCGTGAACCAGTTTCTGAATCCGCTGGCGTCGTTTTCCGCATCTCCACCGTGCTGATTGTAGCCAGATACCGTTAGCACTTTTGGGCCAGCGTTCTGCCCTGCCCACTCAAACCACCGCAGGCAATCGGGGCTGGGCACAGTGTCGTCCTCTAGGTGGATGTGGTAATCCGATTTTTTAAACCCGTACTTCATCGCATACTGGATGGCGTATCCGCAGCCCATGTGATGATCTGGAATGTGCACGCCGATGCCGTGCCCTTTTGCAATCTCGGAAAGCTCCGCCGTCTTGTCCGATGGATCTAAAATGGCCGTGATCTCGTACTCGCCCACTCCGTCACACCACGCCAACGCCTTTAATACCTGGGCAAAGTATGTGGGCCGATTGTAACCCGATATGGTGAGCGTCTTATCCATTTGCCTTGAGCAAGGCGTAGGCCGCCAGATTGCCGCCAGTGCCTTTGTTGTTTTGTAAGGCGTCGGAGCCTAATCCTTCCGGCCGAATCTTTAGAGAGTTGCCACGATTCAGTTCTGGCGTGTTGCAGACTAGCGTGGCTGTCCCAGCCTTCCGCAGTTCCGTGCTCATCATGTAATCGTCAGCGAGGAACTTGGCACGAGCCACGGGACTCAAGCTGGCAAACTCACTGGCGGGAATGGCTGGCCACAGATCGGCCTTCGGCATGTCCGAACGCCGACACATTACCCCGCCAAATCCTTCCAGAATCTCGGCATGGCCGCCGTGATCGGGGGCGATGGCGTAACCAGTGCTGCCTGTCATAAAAAATCCGCAGACGCCTAGCGCCGTTTTTGGTCTGGTATCTAATTCTTCGGCGAGGGTCTGCAAAAGTAGTGGGCTGTAGAGGATGTCGTCATCCAGCCAGCAAATCTTGTCGTCGGGATCCCCGCCCACTTCCAGCGGGCCGATAAACTTTGTCGCCGGGCCGTAGTCCTTTGTGCGGTGAATTTCTAATTTACCATCATCGGCCAGCGCCTGTAGCTCTTTAGGAATATCCCCAAACCGTTCGCCTGTGCGTGCCAGCTTCTCAGGCACAGACAGAATGATCTGATCGGCCGGGCGCGATTGCGCCAGTAGGCTTTGGATAGTGGGCAGAATCTTGCCTATGCGTGTGGGCGTAGTGGTTAGCCCGACGATGACGTTTCCCTTGCGATCAACCGGATCGGGCAGGCGAGTGGCACCGGCTGGCAGTGTTCCCTGCGCCAGAAGATCCATGTCCCAACGCAAGCTAGGCACGACAACTTCTTTTCCGCATTTTACGTGAAGCAATATCCTGCCGAGGGTTTTAGTAATCGCATCCTCGACGCTCGTGCAGATGTTAATCCGTTTTGCGAACTTATCTTCGCCAGGGTTGGTGATGAATAGATGCTGCAGGCCAGCGGGCTGGTCGGACGTGTCCATCATCAGCTTAGATGCTCGGACTACGTCTGGCAGTTCGCCCTGGTAAATAATAGTGATCTGCCCCCAGGCTGCGCGGAATGCTTCTTTTAGGCATCGATCTGCGTCGGCGGTTTGGCCGACTACCCGCAGGGATTGCTCCAGCAAGAAGTTCGGCATGTGGCCGTACCACTTGGCGTCCAGATTCCAGATGACTCCGGCCGGTGGCGTGAGCGTCATAATCATCTGAAGCAGGCGCACTGCCTCGTGATAGTTGCCGTCGTCCATCAGTTGCGTCGCGTAGTGGCCGTAAGCCTCCCGTCGTGTGGGCTGAATCATCACCGCCTCACCTAGATATTTTCTGCGCTTGGCGGGATCTGCACACATCACCCCGGCCATGCACAGGAGCTGGTAGCGTTCCGTGATGCCTAGATCTGAATGCTCCAGCGCAAGAAGCACGGGGCCGATGGCGCTCTGGTAATCGTTCCGCAAAAACGATTCCATGCCGATATAGTACCAGTTCATCCCGGCGCCTTCTAAGATGCTGTTTAGGATTCGCTTGTTTCTGTCGCTGGAGTTCTTTTTGCAGTTGTTAGGTGCGTGGACGATGACGAGGCCGTCGGCCAGTCCGACTTCCATGTTTGGAATTGGCTTAACCCGTTCGTGGATGGATCGCTCCCACACGGCCGGTAGGAACCCATCGGCCCGCCGGCGGAAGATCCGTTCCCGGCGATTGTGGCGCATGCCGCTGTTTTGAACGTCGTACCGGGTGACTAGGATGTCCCAGCCTTTGTCAGCCTTTTCCCGTTCCTCAATAACGTGTCGGTGGATCTTGGCTTGGTCGCCGTCGAACAAGTCATCGCAATCTGCCCAGATGACGTACTTTCCTTTTGCCAGGTTAAAAGCCTGATTACGGGCAGCGGCAAAATTATCGATATGGGGCCAATCCCTGTGCTCTGGGCTGTTCTGGTATTCACCCCAGACTAAAGCCTCGCCAGCGGCCTCCTGAGCGCAAATACGCACACTGTGCGCCTCATTTTTACCTACTGCCGCCACGACGACAACCTCGTCCCATAGACCACGGGCGGATTGAATAAGGCGTTTAAGAATGTCGCCTTCGTTGGGGCCGACGATTAAAGCAAGAGACACTAGGGGGTTATTCATATTTTTAGAGTGGGAAAGCCCGGACGCACCCCCCGATGCGTCCGGGCAACCCGGATGATTCTGTAACTTACACGATCCGAACGAGCGAACTGGCCGATCCCTTTGCCGCACCGTAGATGAGGCAATAGGTGCGCTGCACGCTGCCGGTCACGAGCGAGTAGCTCTCGCGAACCTGGAGCGACAGACCGCTCTTGGCTTCCGTCACGTTGGCAACGGTGCCGCTGAACTCAACATTAGGAATCTCGGGCAGACGAGCCGCCACGATGATCGCTTCCTGTTGGGCGATGAATCCTTTGGATACCGCAGAAGGCAGCGAAGCGTAGTTAAATACGTTCACGCCGTGCACTTCGCCGATGCTAGATCCGCCGACGAGGTCGGTGGAGCGCTGGGCGTTTGCCACGACAACGGTGTCTTTCGACAGGTTGGCGTAGTTAGTGGGGCTGAGAACGGCGAACCGTCCACCCATAGGAGCCTTTGCGCTGTTCAACTGAGCCGCGATGTCGACGATGGAACCAAAGGTCACTGCACCGGCCGCGATGGTGGCGGTCGTTGTGTAGTTGCTGTTGGTGACCAACGCGAGAACGGTATCCACCATGCTCTTTCCGAGAGCGTGGGCCGCTTGCGCTGCAAAGCGCTCGACCAAGTTGATCGAGGAGCTGGTGCGCTCGTCATCATTCAAAGCGTAGGAAACGTGCTTAAAGTTGGAGAGCGTCACAACCACATCAGTCTGGGTTGCGTCGCCAGCCACGTATCCGGCCGTGCTGGAATAATCCGAGGCAGACTGGATCGAGACGGTGTGGGTTACGATCGCGTCACCCTTGCGGGCGGTAGCGTCCGAAAAATCGGAAACGCCGGAAGCGATCCATGAGTAGTTTTCAACCAGCAATTCGAGAGCACGTTGTGCTACGACTTTGCCGTTGCTCGTTGTTGCGAGGCTATTTGCCATAGTTCTATCCTTCTTTCTTAGTTATCGTGCGAGCTTGATTTGGTTGAAAATCTCCGCCGCACGACGGGGATCTTTTTCTGCGTTAAACTTCGCGAGAAGTTCATTACGAGAAAGGGGTTTGGCTTCGCTGATCTCAACGGGCTGGGTGCCTTTGCTGGCTTCCAGCTCGACAGTGAGGCGAGCGAGCTTGGTTTCGAGAGCGACGATCTTGTCGTTAGATTCTAAATCGGCCTTGGCTTCGGGAGCGGGAGCTTCCGCAACTGCGGGTGCTTCTTCTGCCACGGGTGCTTCGGCTACTGCGGGAGCTTCTTCGACCACGGCTTCAAACTTGGCGGCAAATTTGCCGACGAGTTCGTCGATCCGGGCGGAGAGAGCGGCGATGGCCTGCTCGGCATTAAACGCCGGGGCCGCCGGTGCTTCGGGCGCGGCTTCGATAACCGGCGCTGATTCTTTTACGGTTGTGTCCATATTAAGCGATTTGCGTGTGTCAACCCGTGCAGAATAAACGCCTGTCGGATTGGCTGCTGGGGTAGTCACGAGATCGACGGAGTAGAGCGTGCTGACGTCAGCCAGTTGAGTGCCGTCCTCTGCCATCCTGGGCACGCCACTGAAGCTGATGGAAAATCCGATTTGCCCAGGGAGGGTGCCAATTAGTTCGCTGAAATAGGCAAAGCCTTCGTGGCTTTCAAATAAGGTGAGATCCGCACGGACGCGACCGCCGTCTAAGGTAAAGTTTTCTAGGTATCCGATGATGTTAGAAACGCTAGAACTGTGGTCAGAGAGTACCTTTACTTGGCCGAGATCGTTTCCGGCCCGGACGACTTGTTCCAGAGTGTCTGCGTCGATGACCATCCCGTGACCCAAAGCAGGGCCAGCGGTGATGACGGAAATTCCCTTAAATAGTTTTTGAGCCATGCCCGCGCATGGCGTGTCAAATTACTCTTGCGGAGGAAGCGGAGGAGTTAGGTGGGCGTTAATCTTTTTTAACTCGTAAGTGGATTTTTCTAGTTCCGCGATCGCCTTCTTGAGTAATTCCTCGCTACGAGTTGATGAGTTCGCAATCTGAAAAACAAACACGGGCAAAAGCAAGAGCAGTACCCCCAACACGAAAGCTGCGACAATAAGTAAGCTATATACAATTCCTCCTACGCCTTCCATTCCCCCAGCCTGCTCCCACTCGGCAGGCTTAATCAACTACTTTCTCTTTTTTGTTTTTGGCTTTGCCCCGATCCCGATCGCTTTCACCACCATATTCATCTCTTTTGGGGTAAGGTTAAAATCTGGCTCGTCGCGCATTGTAAAGGTTTCTGTGGATGGAACGGATGCCTTTACCGGCTCAATCGCTTCCTCAAGCTGGGGCTGAACGGTCGTATCCTCTGGCAACGGTGCGGCTGGTGGCGTGGCAGCCACGGGTTCAGCAGGAGCTGCGGGTGCGCCAGTGATCTGCACGTCTGCCATAGTCAGCCCAGCTTCCTGTGCCTTTTGCTTAATGTAGATCTGCTCGGCAATCTTCTGATTTACGATCTCCTGCCAATCCGATCCGCGCTCTGCGCTAATATCGGCCAGAGTCTTAATCCCCATCTTTAGATCTTCCCGGTCAGCGGCGCTGTCCCGGCCGGCGTCGATCGTAGTGCGGGCTGGGGTGTGATAGACCGCTTCCCACCACATCGCCATTCCCCTGGGCGGAGTCAGATCGCCACGTTTGATCGCCTTGGCCAGTGCCCACTTGCGAACCCGTTTCAGCATCTGCTCGATCACCGCGTCTGAAATCTCATCGAATCGGCGTTGAGCCTGGGCGAGAACGAACCGCTGGCTGGGGCCGGTCAGCTCATTGGGCGACCAGATGTAGGCGTAAGGAACGCCAAGCCCGGACGCCACTGCCCGGATGTACTGATCCATGTGTTGTTGGAGATTCTGGCTGGGTCGATCGTTTTTGATCTCCCGCAGCGTCTTGCCCATCGGCACATTGACCAAGGCGCCACCGCCGAAAAGGTTGTCGGTCGTTAGGTTTGTTGAATCAGTCTCTGTCGGGTTAAAGAATCCAGGGCCAGAGTTGGTTGTCGATTCAATAGCCATGCCGATCTGCCCTGCCCGCTTACAGGCCAGCATCTCGTAGTCTAGAATCTCGTCACGATCCAGTAGCAGATTGATGCAGGATGCGAGCTTCGATAGTGACCGCACTTCGTCTGCCCTATCCCGCTCTGCCAACAGAATGAGATCAGCAGCCTGCACTTCTGTGAACGTGTCGCCGTTTATCCCAGTGCGAATGTAGTAGCTCAAAGGCCGCCCAAACTTGTTCATGCGAACGCCGTCGAAAATCTTGGCGTCGTCCTTCACATAAGACGGAGTTTCGCAGCGGTGCCCTTCCACCATCTGCAACATCGGCCAGCCGTCGCCGTTATCGGTTAAAAGAATGAATATCTCGTTATCACGCAACATCGTGCGGGTGGCCACTTGCTGCATCGCTTGGTAAGTAAGAATCCCGCGAACGTCACAAGAGCCTTCCCACATCGCCAGCCACTCCTCGGTCGCCTTGTTCCAGCCCTCGTCCTTTGTGCGTGCCTGGCATTTGATGCCGGCGCCGATCGCGTTCCGCGTCATCGTATCAATCGCCCCGCGAACGATAGCACTATTGTAACAAAGCCAGCGGGATAGTGCGGCGATCGATTGCCGAGATGCAGAGCTGACGTCCAGCTTTGTGTCGGCCAGTTGAGCGTCTACCCAGCGGCGTTTGCGTGGATCGTGCCGGGCGGCATTAACCATGCGCGACCAGCTCGAAATCACTTTGCCGACTATGTCCATTTTAGTAGGTGGTTTCCTTGAACCGTGGGTAAGTGACTAGGCTCTGGTCGCCCGTAAAGATTGCGGCCACTTCGGCATCATTCTTTCCTTGGATCAAACGCCAGCCGTCCAGAGCTGCTTTCGCCACCTCAACGGGAGTGATCCCGGCGGTGACTTGGTAGCTAAACGATTTGCCAGCCACGCTTGCGTTAATCATTGTCCGGCCTCCGTTTTGAAAAACGGTTGCTTGTCCAGCGGCAATAGACTCCAAGGCCAGCAGCAACGCGGTTGCGTTTTTGCTGCTCTGAATCCAAAGGGAAAAAAGGAGAGCACGATCCACGACTCCGTTCCCATCGTGTCAATCATACCTTCGCCTCCTGTGCCATCGCTGCTTCCGCTTGAATCACCTTCCCCCACACTGCAAATCCAGCGAGGTATGTTTCGCAGTCATACAAGTGGTCTTGTCTGCCTTTGACCCGAATCCACTCATAAACGTCCTTGCCGGTCTTGCGGTTAATCCGATGCGCCTTTCTATGGCTGGCCATGTGCTCGCGGTATTCTGGGCTGACGTCATGGGCCACTTCCCAGATCGGCCCCTGCCCTCTCCGCAACCAAGCCAGCAAATCTTGGCAAGCCGGCGAGCTGAGAAGGAGCAAGCGACAGCCTGCGTCCGTTGGCTGATCCGAGCTATGCACTGACTTCATCCGACCACCCTGCCCTTCGATGTAGAAAAACTGCCGCTCCTCTCCCTTGATTGCTACCCAGCCGTAACGTGCCGCGCACCTGTAAGTGTCCTGGGTTTCGTAACCTGAATCGATACAAGTGTGGATCGGTTTAACGCCTAACTCGGCCAGTGTTTGTGCGATGTCCTCAATCGTTCGCCGACGGCCTTCTTCGATAAGCCTGCTCGATCCGTCCCTTGCGAACGCACGTACCACAAACCAGAACTCGTCGATCTGCCTGTCGATTGCAGCCAGCTTAATGTGATCCGTTTCCCACTCCTGCTTTTTGGCAAAGGCTCCGGGCGGGATATTGTTTAGCTCGTTGTCGTCGAACTGATCTTCCCACGGCATCGCGCTCCACCCGTTCACCCAACCTTGCAACCCGTGCAAATAATGCTTTTCCGTCAAAAACTTTTTAGCGCAATCAGCGAACGTAATTGTCGGTGAGTACCAGCTCGGCAGGCGAAACGATCGACGGCCAACCTCCGAGCTTGCGTTTGCCGCCACCCACTTTCCCTGCTCGATCGATTGGCGGCGATTGCGCTCACTCCACGGTGCGTCGCAATTAGTGCAGTAGTAGGAGGCAGTTTCGGTCACCTTTCGCATGTCCCATTTACCATCCTCTGACCTTGCCGTTTCATCCCATCGGATCTGCCCAAACTCCATCGCCTGAAACTCTCCGCAAGCATGGCAAGGCACATGGAAAGTTTCCTGCGTCCCGGCTTGGTAATTGATCCAGATGTCGCCGGTGTTGAGCGTCGGGGTAGACGTCAGAACGTGCTTGCGTTGTGGGAACGCCTTTGTCCGTTCCAACGCCAGCGAGTAAGCGGCCGCATCCTTTTCGGATGGAGCTGCAAAAGAATCCAGCTCATCCAGCACAGCGATGCAGATCGGGCGTGAGGAAAGATTGGCCGGACTGTTACTGCCAACCAGAGAAAGCGTCATCGTTGCGAACTGCATCTCTAGAATCTTTAGGTCGTCCAGATCTTGCGGGAACAGTCGCTTCACCGGCTTGCACTTTTCAAAGATCGGAGTCAGTCGCGTCTCGCTATATGACCTAGCCAGATCCGCGTTTGGCATGACGAGCAGTGCAGGCGCTGGATCGTTTGCGATTCTGTACGCCAGCCAGATGGCCAGCGTCAGCGTTTTGCCTGTTTGCGATCCCCAGCAAAGCGTCACCGTGTGAACGCCCGGATCGGCCAGTGCTTCCAGCACGCCCCGCACGTAAGGCGTCCACGTCGTGTTATATAAACCCGGCCGAGCCGTTAGCCTGCTGTCCAGTTGGATGTTTCGCTCCGCCCACTCGATTACCCCTGGCGGCTTTTCGTAATGCCAGCGGATGCGTGCTCGCCGGCGTAGCTCCTCTTGAGCCTTGGTCACAGAGCTGCCTCAACCTGGCGCATGATCTGCCCGACTTCGTTCTCAACCTCTGCCTCTACTTCAACCGCTGGGCGATTGGCACATATCGGGGCCAACCGCTTCGCCATTCCTTTGAGTAGTGGCACAAGTGCGTTATCCCTTGCCGCCAGTACCTTGTCGGCTTCGTCCACCGGCACCATCGTGCCCTCTGCTTGGTCAATGTCTGGCCGGTCGCCCTTCATTCTGCGTAACGCCTCGACCAGCTTTGTGTAGTTACTGATCAGCTCCGAGCGGTCGGCCCGCGTGTCGTCCTTTGCCGATTCGCCTAGGCTCGCCGCCAGATCCTCAAGTCGCTGGATCTCCACGTCCAACCCGCCGCCCTTTGCCTTGACGAGCGGCTGCGCCTCGACCTTCTTGCGCTGAAGGTAGACGGTGGCGCGGGATTTACCCGTAGCCGCCATCGCCCTCTTAACGTCGTGATTAACTGGCCTACCCATAAGACACAACTATTGCGGGGCCACACTCAAGGAATTTACGGGAGTCGTTTCCAC